CGCCTTCACCCAATCGCTCAAAATTACGCAGTATCACTTATCCCGGCATAGCAGAAGCGATGGCAGAGCAATGGGGTATAAGGAGAAATTAAATGGCTGTAGTTGAAAAGAGACTTACTAAAGAAGAACTTTTTCTTTATAAACTCAAGCATGACAGGAAATGGTATATTGAGAATTTCCTGAAAATCCGTAATAAAAAAGCTGAAATTGTTTCTTTTAAATTAAATTATGCACAAAAAATTATACTTAATTATATTGAAAAAGACCATAGTATTGGTAAGCCTAAACGTTATATCATCCTCAAGGCTCGGCAATTGGGCATGTCCACCCTCTTTGAAGCGTTGATTTTCCACGATGCGGTGACAAATGAGAATAAAAAAGCCCTTATCGTGGCTCATGAAGAGGACGCATCGCAGAACTTGTTCCAAATGTCCAAACTTTACTACGAAAACCTACCCGAAGCCATCCGTCCCATGAAGAAATACTCCAACGGCAAGGTGCTGGCTTTTGAAAATCCTGAAAATGACGAATCAAAGAAGGCGGCAAACCCTGGGCTTCGTTCCAGAATCAGCATTGCTACCGCCGGTGCAGGGGAAGTTGGGCGAAGTGCTACTATTCACCTGCTGCACGTGTCTGAATTAGCTTTCTTTCCTGATGCGAAAACCACAATGCTTGGACTTATGCAATCTATTCCCGATGAGCCGAATACTTTAGTTGTGCTTGAATCAACGGCTAACGGTGTGGGCGACTTTTTTCATGAAATGTGGCAAAAAGCGGTTAAGGGTGAGAATGAATTTACGCCGATTTTCCTGCCCTGGTTCATTGACCACTCTTATACACGCCCTTTTTACAGCGAAGCTGAAAAACAGCAGTTCATTGAGCAGGTGAATATCACATCAAGAGATGAAAAAGGCAACAAGATTCACACTTATGAGTATGAGTTAATGAAAAAATATGACCTTACTTATGAACAGCTCAACTGGCGCAGACATACTATTGCCAACAAGTGCCAGGGTGATGAAGAGCTTTTCATGCAGGAATACCCTTCTACTCCCGAAGAAGCCTTTATCGCATCGGGAAGACCAAAATTTAGTATTCCCGCTTTAAAAAAATATCAAACCATCACCAGAGAGCCGAAACGTGGTTATTTACAATACGACAACAATGGAAAAGTGTTCTTTATTGCAGATAAAAAAGGTTATGTTTCTATCTGGAAAGAACCACAGCCTGATGTTTATTACTGTGTCGGCGCTGACGTTGCTGAAGGATTGGAAAAAGGCGACTATTCCTGCGGTGTGGTAGGCAATGTAAAGACTTTTGATATTGATGCTATGTGGCACGGCAGAATTGATGCCGATTTATTCGGTGAAGAGCTTGTTAAGCTGGCAAAATACTATAATGATGCCTATCTTGGTGTGGAAAACAACAACCACGGGTTGACAACTTTATCGACAATCAAGAAAAAGGAATACTGGAATCTGTTTTTTACCAAAACCTACGATAAAATTGCTGATACAATGACGCAAAAACTCGGCTGGACAACCTCATCGAGAACCAAGCCGTTTATGATAGATAAACTTGCTGAGTTTGTCAGGGAAATGTATCTGGGAATTTATTCTGATTTGATAATTTCCGAGATGTTTACCTATATTATCGAGGCCAACGGCGCAACCAACGCTCAGGAAGGTTGTTTTGACGATACAGTGATGGCTGCTGCTATTTTATTGCAGCTAATGTTGGAAGGAAAGGGTGAAAATTATACCCCGGAAATCCCTGTTGATGAGAGAGAAGTTTATAAAACAGGAGATTATCAGGATATTATTGACCCTTTGTTTGAAGAAGATAAAGAAAAATTAGAAGTAGCTATTTAAAATAAGGAGGTATAAAATGAAATTTCGTAAAAAACCTGTTATTATTGAGGCTTATCAAACTGATAAGGAGATTTTTATAGAAACTTTGGAAGGTGTTATGAAGGCTGATGTAGGTGATTGGATTATTACCGGGGTAAATGGTGAAAAGTATCCTTGCAAACCGGATATATTTGCAAAAACTTATGAACCAGTTGAATAGAGAAAACTCAAGCCAGACCAACGCAAACCTCTAAGCAAATTAAGGAGGGTGCGGTATGGCTGAAAAGATGGATAAAAAAACTAAAGACCGGTATAATGAGCAAAAACTTGTAAGTTATTGGAATTACAAATTTAAAGAGGCTATGATTGCCAAAGCGCCATATACTAAACGCTGGCAAACTTATATTGACGCTTATAACGGGGATTATTTTAAAAACGAAAATCTCCCCGATTATAAATCTGATTTGGTGAGTAATTATATTTTTTCTATTATTGAAACAATACGTCCGATTATGTTGGAAAACGACCCGAAGTTTCAATCCACACCCCGGCAACCGGAAGGGATGCCGTTTTCCAATGATTTGAGTGAAGCGTTTGTTTATGAATGGGACAGGGAAAATATGAAGAAAAAACTTTACCGTGAGCTGATTAATACTCTTGTTCTCGGCACATCGGTATTTTTTGTGCCCTGGGACAGTGAAATGAGAAACGTCAGGGCTATCCCTGTCAATCCTTTTAATATTTTCCCCGACCCTCTGGCTACAGATGTAGAAGATGCCGAATATATCATTTACGCATCGTATAAAAACGTGATGCGTTTAAAGCGCAAGTTCCCTCACAAAGCTAAAGAACTGCATGGCGGAACAATAAAATACAGCGAACTGGTCAATGAAAACGACAAGCACGCCAGAGTGGATAATCAGGTGCTTGTGTTGGAAGTATGGACCTGGAACGTGGAAGATGAATTTGATTTGGATGGCAATGAAATAAAAGAAAATAAATATCCCAATGGCAGGGTAATTGTTCTTTGTCCTGAACTGGGCATTGTGCTTGAAGATAAAGCCAATCCTTATAAAACGCCTCCCGGAAGACAGCCGACCCTTCCTTTTGTGTTGATTAAAGACCTTGATATACCGGGCAAATTTTGGGGAGAAGGCGAAGTTGTACAGCTTCTTTCTCCGCAAAAATATATGAATCAACTTAACAATGCTGTCCTTGATAATGCTAAAGCTACGGCAAACATGCCCTGGATTATTGATAAGAACGCCGGGATTGGTTATGGTAAGATTACTGCACGTCCCGGACTGGTTATTAGAAAGAATCCCGGTTCAGAGGTAAGGCGGGAGCAGCCGCCGCAGATGCCGATGTATGTAATTAATGCTGTGGAAACTTATAAAGATGATATTGAACAAATTAGCGGTGTTTTCAACACATTAAAAGGCGAGAATACAACCGGCGTTTATACAGCGCAGGGTATTATCGCTTTGCAAGAAGCAGGACAAGTTCGTATCAGACTTAAAGTTTCGCTGCTTGAAGATAGCTTGGCAAGACTGGCGCAGATGTGGTTTTACCGAATGCATCAATATTGGAAAGAGGACAGATGGATTCGCATTGTTCGGCATGATGGCAGTTATGATTTGAAAAAATTTACTACCAAAGCTTTAGAATATGATTATGATATTAAAATTACCGCCGGTTCTACCATGCCGGTAAATCGTGGCGCAATGCTGGACCTCATGATTAGGCTTGCGCAAACGCCTATGCCTGATGGTCAGAATCTTGTTGACCGTGAAGCTGTGGTGGAATATCTGCCTGAAGAAATTAAAGCGGCATTGTTGCGGAGAATGGGTGATAAACAGGTGGTATTGGAAGAATTAAAACAAGCTGTAGAAATGCTCGGGCAGCAGTTGCAGGAAACACAAAACATGATTCAACAGGTTGTACAGGAAGCAAATAAAGTTGATGAACAGCAATTTGCTTTAATTGAAGAACTTGCTTCAGCCATTGAACATATAAATGGTCAAATTTTACAACTTAAAGAAGAGCATGATACAATCGAATTAGAAAGACAAGAACAGGAAAAAGAAGAAAAAATAAAACGTGAAGCCTACAATAAAGGCTATATTGATGCAGAAAAACTTTATACAGAAGATGAGCTGTTGGGTGAAAGTCTTGAAGAAATGCAAGGCTTAAAAGATGTTAATGTATTGCCTGATGATATTTTGGAAGGAATAGAAAATATGTCTGATGATGAGTTGGCATTATTAATGGAAACCAACCCGGAAATTTATAATTTAATAAAATAAAAATTGGAATACCCCTGGAAAGGATTCTATTAAGAACAACCTTGAAAGGGACTCCAAAGGAGGAAGTTAATTGAATATTGAGCAGTATCGTGCCTTAAAAGCACAGGAAGAAGCAGAAGCGAAACAAAAAGCTGAAACACAAACTACTGATACACAAACACAAACTACCGATGAGAATCTTAATAAAGAAAAACCAGAACAAACTGCTGAAGATAAAACAACTGAAAAAAATGATGCCGCATCGGAGAAAAAAGAACCGGAAAAAATTACGATTGACGGTGTTGGCGAAGTAACTCTTGATGAGTTGAAAAAAGGCTACCTCAGACAACAGGATTATACTAAAAAAACACAAGAAGTGGCCCGTAAAAACAAAGAAATTGAAGAAGCTGTTAATCTTTTTAATTATCTGAAGCAAAATCCTCAAGCGGCGCAACGAGTGTTTCCTGGTGGGAAACTTCCTCCGCCTCTTGACCCTCATTTTAAAAAAGTGCAGGAACTTGAAGATAAAGTTTACGATATGATGCTGGAAAAAGAAATAGAATCACTGCAACAAAAATATGAGGATTTTGATGTAAGAGAAGTATTGCAAATGGCACAGGAGAAGAAGATTACGGACTTGGAAGATGCCTATCATCTGGTTAAGTCCCGTAAACCTGCACAAACAGTTGATACGGAAGCTTTAAAGAAAGAATTAAGGCAGGAATTGTTAAAAGAGTTGATGGAAGAAAAAAAGGCTACTTCGTCTATTATCTCTACTAATGATAATCAAACTGTAGAAGATAAAATGACTCCACAGCTCACAGAAGCGCAAAGAAAAGTAGCCAGGGGTTTGAAAATGACTGATGAAGAGTATATTAAATGGCGAAATATAGGGAAGAAAAAATAAGTTAAAGCCAATCCATCCTTCCTGTCGCTGAATAATAGGAGGATGGAAATGAGCGAACAACGTAAGCTTGATTTGCAACTTTTCGCTGCAACACCCGTGCAGCCTACTGTTGATAATACCTTTCATTATAGTGGTAGTGATAGGGACGATAAAGAAAACTTCGGTATGCTTTTAGAGCCGGGGTTGCGGAAGATTTTTTTCGAGACTTATGATGAAGTCCCTGAACAATATTCTAAGATTTATAATATAGAATCTTCCAGTAAAGCTGTAGAATACGATTGGGGAATGGGTGCTTTCGGAGATTGGGAAAAACGTGAATCTCAGTTTGATACTGTTGATTACAAAACCCTTTCTCCCGGTTTGAAAAGGACATATATTCACGATGCCTTCACCCAGGGCTTTATGATTACCCGTGAAATGTATGACGACGACCAATACCGTCAGATGGAAAAACTGCCTAAAGCAATGGCACGTGCTGGCAGGGCCAAATTGGAAAAAGATGCCGTCATTCCTCTTCTCAAAGGTTTTAATGGCGTAAGCGGTGCTATTACTATTTATGACAATAAAAATCTTTTTGCTAACAACCATCCGTTGTTAGATAGTAATGGAACAGGTAGCAACCTGGCTACTGGTCCGCTTAGTGATTCAAACCTTAAAGCTGCCTTGAAGCTTATGCGTGAAACTCCCGATGAGGCTGGCAACCCTGCACAATTCAGGGCTACCCGGCTTATCATCCCTCCGGCATTAGAAGATACCGCCAAACGTCTTTTATACTCCACTCAAATCGCAGGGACAGAGAAAAATGATACCAACAAATTCCTTCAGGAATATGGTCTGGAAATCGTAGTCCTGGATTATTTGAGTGAAGCTGCCGGCGGAAGTGATACCTGCTGGTTCTTGCAAGACGGCAATAGGCATGAGTTGAACTTCTTCTGGCGTGTTAAACCTGAATTTAAGTGGGAAGAAGATTTTGATACTTTTATTGCTAAGTATCGTGGTTATATGCGGTATAGCTTGGGAGTTTCCGATTGGCGTGGTCTTGTTGGCAGCTTAGGCACTGGTGAATAAGATTTATTAAACAATAAGGAGGAATAAGTAAATGTCTGATGCTTACTATGAAAGATATATGCCGATAGAAGTGCATACCATTAAAGTTGATGCAGACCAAGCAAGTGCTAAAAAAGTGGTGTTTACCTTGCCGTATATGATAACAGGGGCAATTGCACAAATCAGAGCCAGTAATGGTGTACTTACTGATGTAGAGAAAGTTGTTGTAGCTCAAGATTCAACTACCAAAGTAGTTACAGTAGAAGTCAGTGTTGCTTCTGCTGGTACGCTGGCACAAAACAGTATTGTCTCTCTGATAGCGTTTAAATAAGGGCAATGTGTAATACAGGGGTGGGTGTTTCTGCTCACCCCTTTTTTTGCAAAGGAGGCTTGTTGTGAAAGATTTAGATAAACCTGTGAATATAATGGAAAAGTATATGTATGCCATCGCTGTAAGGCTGGATGCCATTATAGAAATGCTTTCTTCTTTTATTCAGCATTATGCAGAACAAAACAAGATAGCCCTTACTTCGCATAAAGTTTCTGAAGTTAAAGTTACGCCTGCACCCAGAAAGAAGAAAAAAGGTGATGCAGATGAATAGATTGCAAATCATACAGAGAGTTAGAGCAATAACACGTGATTTTACTAACTCCATATTTCGTGAACAGGATATTATAGATTTCATTAATGAAGGAATTAACAGGTTCAAGCAAATTATACCGGAATTGGGCAATTTGCAAGAACTTCTTGTTAATACGCAAGAACCTGTATTAATACCTTATGAATACAGACATTTATTGGCTGTATATTCCGCAGCAAGATGTTTTGCGCAGGATGAACGGCATTATCAGGCTGCCACTTTAATGAATGAATTTGAAGTGAAGCTGGATGAATTAAAAACAAAAATTGAAAACGGCGAAATTGCAATTGTTGATGAAAATGGAAATGTTATCCAAAAAGATATTCCTGTTGATTATGTTGATTTGAAACCTTATTGGGGAATTGAAAGCATTGATTTGTTTGATAATAACGAAAATGTAGAAGAAGATACGGAAGATGAAGGAGATGAGGGGGTGGATTAATTGGCTTATATTCAAGAGATTACCCCTCCACCTAACAAAATAATGACTTTTACATTAAACAATTTTGTCGGTGGCTTGAATAACCGTTCTGACCAGTTGGAAGATAATGAAGCATTAAATCTTCTCAACATGGAATTTGCTGATGATACTTTAATGGAGAAAAGAAGAGGTCAGAAGTATTATGATACGTTGAAAATAGAGCAAGAATGGGAAACACAAACAATAGAAGAAGAGGAAGTAGATGTCCTTGTAGCTGATAATAAAATTATTTTTATTGACGAATACAAACCGCACAGCGATGATGATGTTCTTTTAAGGGCTACAGAAAAATATTTATATGTTGAAGATGAGGTATTAACAGATTTACAAGGAAAACCACAGGGAGTAAATCATAACGGTTGTTATTTTCTTACTGATGGGAAGAATCTATATGTTTATGGCATCTTCCATCAAACAGATACAACTTATCGTAAAGTAAAAGGAACTGCTATAAATGACTATGTGTTACTTAAAGTTGTCAGCCCTGAAGATGGGCATGACCAGCTTGATTCAAGCCATGTTGAAGGCGTATTGACGGTTGATTATGATAAATATGAAATCTACTATGAACCGTGTGAGAATGAGTTTAAAGATAATTATAAAGGTGCTAATAAAGTACCTGAAAACGTTCAATATATTATTTCACATAACGGCAGGGTTTATGCAGCAGGGGCGGAGAAAGACGATGATAATGTTTTTATCAGCGATATAAACAATCCTTTTTATTTTCCTGTTTCCCTTCCTATTCAACTGCCGCCTAACTCTGATGAGATAGTGGGTTTGGCTGTTTATGATAACTCTGTCGTTGTTGGTAGAAAAAAAGATATATATGCCATCTTCGGCAATACCAACCGGCCTAATATGGGCGTGGAAGTATTTAATTTAAGACGGATAAATACACATACCGGTTTTGCCAATCAGGATGCCGTTGTGCTGGCACATAATTATCTTTTCTTTCTGGGCAACGATGGCAACGCCTATGCACTCGGCAGTACACGTATTGATGAAAAACAACTCAGCACCTCTATATTGTCCAAGCAGATTGATATTGAAAAAGAACCGATTAATTGGACACTGGATGATATAAAAGATGCTGTTTCGGTGTTTCACAAAGATATGTGGTATATCTCTGTTAAGGATAAGGTGCTTGTTTATTCTTACCGGCATCGGGCGTGGACCATGTTTAACAACATTAATGCTTATTCTTTTTATGTAAAAGATAATGAATTGATATGGGGTAATGACAACGGCAGAACAGCGATGTTTGACGATGAAAACTACCTGGACTTTGGCGAACCCTATCAAGCATTCTGGTATAGCAAACGTTTTGACATGGATAGCGCTGTTAATTATAAGCAATTCAGGGAGTTCTTTATTGTTGTGCATACTTTCCCTGAGCATAACTCTGATATTAATCTACTTTTTGAAATTGACTATGATGATGTTAAAAATAAAGTAATTATTCAAAACCAAATTTCCGTATGGGGCAAAAGCAAATGGGGGGACAGATTTATAAACCGCCTCATCAATGAGAGTTTGCCGTTTATTATCGGCAGGAGAGGCAGGAACATCAGTTTTAAATTTTCCAACGGTTATTTTGTGCATGGTGAAGTGGAAAAATATGAAGATTTGGAGTATTACATCGGCAGGAGCGAAGGTGTGCTGGTGCGGGTAACGGATGATGAAGAAAAAGAAGGATATTATTTATACACAGAGGGTCAATGGAAATTGATGGAAGAAGATGATTTAAACCAGCGTATGAAAATATATCAAATCAACGGGGATTATGAAATGCGTGGAAAACGATAGGAGGTGGAAAAGTGGCGAAAACAATAAATCCTTTGGTTTTATCTTATCCCAATTTTACACTCGGGCAGATTATTGACCCCGATGAGGCTAATCAAAACAACAGTGATATTGTTAATAAAGTTAATGAATTTATCAGTGAAGTTGAAGGCGCAATAGAGATTGCCGAAGGCGCAGATAGTAAAGCAGATGAAGCTGTAAATACAGCAAATTCTACGATTACAACAGCTAATGCTGCTGAAAGTAAAGCTGATGCTGCGGTTGCAACTGCCAATAGTGCTGATAGTAAAGCCGATACTGCCGTTGCTACTGCTAATACTGCTCTTGGACAGGCTACTAGTGAACCCTACTCAGGCGCACTTGGAGCAATGAAAATTGCCACTGATGTGAAGAGTGAATGGGATGAATTAGTGCCAGATATTAATGAAGCTTTGGCAGATGTTGAAGATGCTGTTGATGCTGTTGCAGACAAAGTAAGCACAGAGCAGTTGAATAATGCTATTGTTAATGCGAAAAATGCAGTAATAAATGAGATTGACAGAAAAGAACCTGTTGAAACTGTTGATGATTTATATACAACTTATCCTGATGCGGAAGACGGTTGGTTGTGCATGGTCAAATCAAATAGAAATATGTATATGTATAATAGTGCATTAGAGGAATGGGAATTAAGACCGACTGATTTGAATTATGCTGATGATGATGGGACGGATGGTATTATCACATCAGAGAAGTTTGTTGAATGGAATAATAAAGTTGGTCAAACAGAGTTTGATACACATAAGTCAGAAAATATGCCACATCGGTTTGTTGATGGCGTTACTATTTACAGATGGGGTCTTAGTGTAGT